TAATGTAATGCTTCTAATTTTTTTGACCATTGTTTGTAAGTTTCGTCACCAGTTTTGCCAATGATGTCACCAACCCATATGTTAGTATTAGAAACAAAGTTACTAAGGAAGTAATCAACAATAGACTTATCACTATAAGATTTAGAAAGCTTATGAAAGAAATACCTATCCCTTCTTTTAGTAAATGTTTCCAATTTTGCAGTTGTTCGGCCGTTGTGTTTATGAAAGTCGTAAGATTGGTTTTTACTTGTGAAGTGGAGTTTGATTGCCAAATAGATTTTATATACTTCAAAACCATTCACTTCTCCCCCTCAACATCAATTAGTGGTAATTGTGCTTCTTTTTCTTTTAACATATTAAGACCTTGTGCCTCATATTTTATTTTTTCTTTAAGACTTTTATTAATCATAGACTTTGTTGTTGAAGGGTCTATATGATTTTCTGCACAATACATAATTACAGCGTCCATATAACTAACTCTTTTTTTTCTTACTACATCTTCAACAAGTAAAGCAAATTTATTTGGTGTAATTATACTCATGTGTAATGTAAATAACTCCCTATCATGTATTTTGGTTTATCAACTGGTTTCATACCTGCATGAACCCATGGCCATAAAGGTGGAAACATTAACATAGAGCCTTGCTTACATGGTGATGCTAGGCCTAATTGGGGAAAGTTAGTTTCACCTCTTTCATTATCTTCTAGGTATATAAAAAATACCAGAAATCTTTTAGCAGACTCAACATTCATTGAATCTACATGAGAGGCAAACTCGTCTTTATCGTTTGCTAAATATCTTTTTAATCTGATTTGTTCAAAGGCATATTGTTGAGGCCATTGTGTTGAATGTATAGCACAGTTTTTTCTATACTTGTTTACATATTTTTTGTAAACATTTGTTAGTTGGGTTATATCTTCTTGATATTCTAAATGTTGATTAAAATTAATTTGTGTGAATGACATAGGTCCTTGGTCATGTGTCTCATGGTGTTCTTTATTCTTCTCAAACCTATGAATTAAATCTTTGCAGTAACTTGGGTCTAAAACATCTTTATAAATTTGTATGTAATTATTCATGTTATCATATTATATCAGGTTATTGACCTGTTGTCAAGCATTAATCCAGTGTAAGATTCAATAAACGCTTCTTTGTATTAGGACCTATTTCTATAAGAGAATTTTGTCGCATAAGTTGATTGCCGTCATTATCAAAAAACTTCCAATTCATACCATAACCTAATACACAAGTTACACTTTCATCTGGTATTGTTATGAAAAAAGTACCAGTATTATTTTTAGCATTATGACCAAAAGATAGTATGCCTAAAACATCACCTACTCCCGAACCGTTTAGTTTTACTTCACCTACTAATATTTGTAATTCTTTCATTGTTTTTGATGAAATATCAAATACAAAACTAGTCTCACCACAATAAACAGGTATTTGTTGTTTTGCCATTTGTTGAGTATTGTATTCTGGTTTTGGTTCTTCAATAAATTGTCTTGGTGTGTTTGCAAGTAAACCGCCAGATATTACATCACTAGATATTACATAGAAGAATAAAGCAATTACACCAATCCCAACTATTCTTTTAAGTGTTTGATTCGTTCTTTTCATTAAACTCCAGTCTCATTTGGCCATTAAACTCCTTTATTGCTGTTTTTAATAAAGGTAAATAATCTTCTTTTGACTTTGTAAATGTTTGTATACCACCAGTCTCGGTAACTATAAGAATTACAACTTTATCTATTGGTTGATTATATCTTTCTTCATACATTTCACAATAGGCAGAACCTTGAATGAAATAGTTTTCTACCCATTCTTCTTTCTTTTCTTTAGTAGAGGTTTTAAAGTCTATTACACATAATTCACCTTTGTAATCGGCGATACAATCAACACGACCTGCAACACCATAAGAGTCGCTGTATAGAGCGCCTTCTTGTAATCTAATATTACTTATGTTATCTAACTCAGGTTTGAGTATAGTGAATAGTGCTGTTGGTAAAACATCTTGATTAGATAGTTCTTCATTATTTAAATAATCCTCAACTAATTGGTGTACAGCAGTACCTCTTTTAGCTGCAGTTCTCATTATCTGATTTGCAACATCATTACCAACTGACTCACGCCATCTAACTAGACCTTCATTATTTCTACCTGATAAAACTGTTGTAATTGAAGGATACTTTTTACCATCTGGCGTTACATAGTATCTTTTTTTGTTGATTGTTTCAGTAAGTATTTCAGGTAGTTGTGTTGTTAATGGAATATGATTAAACGATTTCATATCGTATTTGTCATTTAAAAAGGCGTTCATTTTATTCATAGTAATTTTAATTCCTGTTTATTTAACTTAGACTTATATTATAACAGGTTTTCTAGATAATGTCAAGCGCTAATTTTGTAGTTTCCTCAACTCGTCTAGTCCAACCTTTGCCAAAAGTAGCAAAAGTAGGTAATCGTTCATAATATTTTTGTCTCATTTCTTGATAATTTTTTACAGATTCATGTTCACCAGTTTCTCTGATATATTCTTCGACTTTTGCCAAAGTATTAGGACCAATACCACCATCAACTGTGGTGCCAATCATTGATTGTAAGAATTTAGCTGCACGACCAGGTCCTGCATTTACACCAAAGTCAAATACACATAGGTCTAGACCATCAGGTAAATCGTCACCTTTCATTCTATCCCAATAACCTTTTTTGTATATTGGTGCCACATCTTCAACTAACAAATCTTTCATATCTTTAGTACCGCCGTGTTCTTGGTAAACTCTTTTTGTAACACCTAGGTTTGTTTCACCACCTGGGTCTTTAGGATGATTTACATATCCACCTTCGTGATGTAAGATTGTTTTCAAACATTTATCATAATTACTTTTCATTATTTTCCCCTTGTAATTTCTACTATCTTTTTAAGCTGAGCTTCAATTACTTGAGCTCTGTTAGGCCAATGTATGTAAGCTTCTGGTGATTTTGCTAATTTAATTAATAATGGTATTATAAGTTTTTCTAATTGAGCAAACTTTTCTTTTTGTTCTTTGCCCAAATTATCTTTTCTCAAATCATATTCATCATCCATTTGCTTTTTAGCAATGTCTAAGTCAACTTGATTCTTGTCGCTTACTGCTGTTTTAGTAGCACTAATTAGAGATAAAACTCTATCTAGTTTAGTATCTAATTTGCTTACTATATCGCTAGAGACTGCCTTGGCAGTACTATCTGCTGTTTGTTTTACTACTGTTTCTGTTTGTTTAGATTGTGCGTCTGATGGTTTTTCTTTGACTGAGGTAAAACCCCAATCACCGTCACCTTCAAAGCCATCTAAAAAATCAAAGTCTGACATATATATTTCCTTTAGGTATCATTTATATTTATCTTCCTTCGCCTTTAGACTTACGGTCTCTATGTTTTTTTATTATGTTTTGAGTTTGAGATTGTTTGACACTTCTTTTACCATATCGGTCAGCAAGTGGACTACTAGGATGTGCTTCTGAAATTCTAGCCATATTCTCTTTCCAACCATTATCAGTATGACTATCAACACTACCGACACTTGATACAATATTCATCTGAGTTGGTGGTAATAATTCAATGTGTTTCTTCTTAATAAACTTTTCCATTTCAGATATAGACATTAAGTCTTCATAAACTACATCTGTTTCTAAATTTTTAAATCTATATGTTGGCATTGATAATCTTTTCTATTTGATTTATTTGTTTACTTAATAGTTCAAATTCTTTATCACTCATAAAATGTTCATCTTTCATAAAATTTTCAAATTCTACATCATCCATCTTATTATCTACTGCATCCATGTTTATCTCCTAAATTGTAGTCTCATAGCCGCCCGCTAGGCGGTCTTTACAGCTGTCTTAGTACGATAGTACCCCTCTAAAAATTGTCTACTCCTTCACTAAACCATACTGGTATGGGTCTAGAAGTCCACTTTGCAAAATAAGCCTTTGCTTCTATATAGTAGTTTTTATATGATTGAATACTATCACCAGGTACTATGCA